ACTGACTGAACGACTGCGGGGAGACGGTTTCACCTGCGAATTCGTCAATGGGGATGTGTCCGCAACGGCCAGATCACGGATATTCAACGCATTCAAGACAGAGGTCAACCCGCAAATACTGCTAGCACACCCACGGGTCGCATCGCACGGCCTGGAGCTTGCGGTATCCAGCGACATAATATGGTACGCGCCCTATTTCAGCTTCGAGGAGTTTGACCAGGCCAACGCCCGGATCGCCAGCGGGATGCAGAAGAACGCCATGACTATAGTCATGCTGCACGCAACCAAACTGGAGCGGGACATATACACGGTTCTGAAAAGCAAGGAGCGCGGGCAAAATGCGATTCTTGATCTGTACAAGCGGGAATTGAACGACGAGTGAAAAAGAAGCGGGAAAGGGGTTGACGCCCTATATATAGTAGCCTACACTTGGAACAAGTAGGAAACAAAACACACAAGGAGAGACCAAAATGAAAACCGAGATAACCCCTGACGTGCTGGCAGAACGGGGAATACTGATCCGTGAAAAGAAGGCTGCTTTGAAAAAGGCATTTGACGAAAAATACAACAAGCTGACCGAAATGGAGGATACAATCGACGCTTGGATGTTGCAATTCATGCTGAAGAACGGTCTGGAGAATGTGAAGACTAAGTTCGGTACATTCTTCAAATCAATGAAGTTCCGTGCCAACATGGCGGACTGGGGGGCGTTTTCCGCCTGGATGGTTGCCCACGACGAGCCGGAGTTGGTCGAAAAGAGAGTATCGACAAACAACCTCAAGGTATGGATGAAGTTGCATAACGACGCACTACCACCCGGAATTACCGTAGTGCAAGAGGCAACGGTTACCTTGAGACGCCCGATTTCCAAAGGTGCAGAGAACACTGAAAACTGAAAACCGAGCAGCAAAAACCGAGCAGCAAAAACCGAGCAGCAAAAACCAACCCAACCCGAGCCGAATGGCTCTTTATTAAGGAGTAGCACAAATGAGCACCCAAGACACAAGCCTAGCACTGATCCCCACCGCCAAGATGGGCCTCCCGGCCAACATCGCCGCAATGATGGACAACCTCATGGACGCGGCATCGGGCGGAATTAGCGGGGGCGGTAGCGTCAACCGTATCAGCATCAAAAACGGGCGGTTCCGCCTAATGGTTGCCGGCCAAGAAGTTGGTATGCGTAACGAACCCTACCTGGATGTAGTAGTCGTGGGTGTCAACCCGCATATCAGCAAGACTTACTACGCACAAGCCTATGACCCCAAGGCTGAACCAGCAGCCCCGGACTGTTCGAGCAATGACGGCATCGGCCCGGACGCTGGTGTTCGCAGTCCACAATCTGACTTATGCATAACCTGCCCGCAAAACGTGTGGGGTTCCAAAATCAATCCGCAGACCGGCGCAAAGATCAAAGCTTGTGCAGATTACAAGCGACTTGCTGTTGCTATCGACGGCGAACTGGACGGAGATCTGTACCAGTTGCAAGTTCCTGGCGGTTCCCTGAAGGCGTGGAAGGGGTGGGTTGACACGGTGAAAGTGAACAAGTCCAACCTGCTGGCGGTAACCACTCGCGTGGATGCCACAGATCAGAGCCTCAAGTTTGGCAAGGGGAGAGTGCTGGATGTTCAGGAAATTAAGGTTGCCATTTCCGCCGCGATGAGCGATGACGTTCAGGCGCTGTTGAACAACAATGCCGCTACGCTCGATGGTGTGGGGTCAACCGATACCCCTGCGGGCAAGCCCGCAGAACAGGATATTCCGGTGTTCACTGCACCGGTTAAAGCACCTGCGGCACCAGCACCACGAAGCCGCAAGCCCGCCCAAGCAGCCCAGCCAGCGGCGCAAGAACTCCTCCCGCCAGAAACGGAAGAAGAGCTCCAAGCAGGTGATCCACTGGCGCATAAGCTGGAGTCGCAGTTTGCCGACTTCGCCAAAGCCACTTGGGATAACCTGTAAGTAATCGGCCCACTTCTCCCCGGCCTCGGTCGGGGAGATCGGTGAGCGACAGCGCCACTTCGTTGAACTACTAGGCCCTGACGTGGAAGACTTCAAGAACCCCAACCTACATTAGCAATCTCTGTTTGTTTTTTTACACACAATGCGGGAAGATAGCCACTTTTCGCACAGAGGACAGAACGCGCCATGAACATAGATCAAGTCTCCAGTTTCCTTCGCGCCGTTCTACCCGAAAACGGCCTCTATTGTGGTGCCAGTGCCAGTCCCCCACCCTACAAGGGTTACCGGCACGCCGTATTTGATTCGGTCGAAGCCCTGGCTCGGTTCGGGGAGTTGCAGGACACCATGCACCACAAGGACGCTTACTTTGAGACAGGCTCTATAAAAGAGCGGCTCAGTGTCGGAACCCGTAAAACGGAGAATATTGCGGCGTTCAGGTGTTTCTATTGCGATATCGACATAGCCAAAAAGCCAACCGACTACCCTTCCATTCCCGAAGCCAGCACCGCGTTGATTCAATTATGCAAGACCCTTCGTCTCCCCAAGCCCTATATCGTCTCCAGTGGCTACGGCATTCACGCTTACTGGCCGATGGAAGACCAGATTCGCGCCGACGAGTGGCGCACCCATGCGGCCCGGCTCAAGGCCGTGATGAACGCACTTAACTTCAGGATGGATCAGTCCAAGGTATGCGACGTAACCAGTGTGCTACGCATACCCGGAACCGGGAACTACAAGGGAGAGCGCAAGCCAGTTGAGATTAAGCTGGAAGGAGTGGTGACGCCCACGGCCACGCTGTTGAGCATCATAGACGCCGCCTACGAAACCCACGTACCCGCCGACCAGAAGAAGGCGGCCAACAAGAAAAAATTTACGCTGTTTGATGCGCCGGGTAGCAGCCCCAAAACCGTTGACGATGTGATTACCCAAATAATGGACAACGCCGCAATGGTGTACGACAACGTACCCGGCGACCCAAGGCGGGTTTTCAACGGCTGCAAACAGCTCCAATTTTGCCACAAGAACCGGGGTAATGTTCCGTACCAACTGTGGCTGAACTCGGTATGGCTGTGCCAGTACCTCGAAACCGGTCAACCCCTGGCGCACTTTATCAGCACCGGCCATCCGACCTACTCAGTAGCGGAAACCGATCTCAAGTTTAACGAAAAGACATACGGCCCGATCACCTGCGACAAGTTCGAGGATTCAAACCCAGGTGGCTGCTCAAAATGTGTCAACAAGGGGAAAGTTCGCTCCCCCCTTGTACTAGGGCGCAAGGTGGATGCCGCCGAAGAAGGGCAGACCGTACAGGTCGAAACCGTTGTAGACGGCGAGACGATCAAGGAAGAAATCGAGTTGCCGGAACTCCCGAATCCGTTTTTCCGAACAGTTAAAAACCAGATTGCCATGCGCATGAGCGCGGAAGCTGCCGCCATCGAGGGTGTAGCTTCCGCGCGTAAGAAAGTGATCTATGAATACGAACTGTTCCCGATCCGCCGGTGGCGGGACGAAACGACCAAGAAGGAAATGGTTACGTGGCGAACCTTCCTTCCGATGGACGGGTGGTTTACGTTCAACCTCGACCCCGCACTGGTTTACGACAAACGCGCACTGTCTTACGAAGTAGCGCAAAAAGGCATCCTGCCAAACATTGGTCACATGAGGGCGGTATGCGAATACATGGGTGTGTCAATGCAACACTTACAACGCAAGGAGGCGGCACAAGTTATGTATTCACAAATGGGTTGGCGCAAAGAAGAGACACAGTTTGTTTTAGGCAATCGGGTAATCACAGAAACCGGCACTCACCCTTGCGAGATTGACAAGGACATCGACGCCGCCAAACGCGGCTACACCGTGCGAGGGTCACTGGACAAGTGGAAGCAGGCGATAAATATCTACAACGTGCCGGGCAAGGAAACCCATGCGTTCGCTGTGCTGGCCTCCATCGCAACCCCACTGCTGTCATTCACCAACCTGCTGGGAATGAACCTGTCCCTGGTGGGCGGAACCGGGGCGGGAAAGACATCGGCCATGCGCTTCGCCAATTCGTTCTGGG